TCAGTTCACCGCCTTTCCGGATCGGAAGTCGATCAGGTTCCGGGCGCATATCCGCTGTCTGGGCAGGTTTTCCGGCTCCCGCAGAATCCCGCAGGCTTCCATGCGCCGCACATGTTTGCGCACGGTGGCCACGTTCCATCGCGTCAATATCGCGATATCCGCATGGCTCAGGCCCATCCTTTTATATCTGGCGATTTTACCCCACACGGGCCGGGCGGAAAGGAGTTCGGAGATTACCACCGGACGCGCTTCCCTCTTGGCCGCAAGCTCCCGATCCATCTGGTTGAAGGCTTCAATATAGGCGATCTTGATTTTCATGGCTCTTTTGCCCAGGTAGCCCATAACCAGAAGAGTGAACCCGTCCCGCGTCATGGTATACATCTTCCTGTTTTTGCCCTGGGCGTCGAGATAGTTAGCCGCCTCAAAGTTGAGGCGGCTAAATTCTTCAGGGATTTCAAGGGCTTCAATGTCTCTGATAACATTATAGTGTTTTCTTTCGAATCCTTCCGCCACGGCCTTCGACGTTGCAATAACCTTCGTTCCCTTTACCTGCAATTGCTTTTTGATTACTGTGATCTGGTTTTGGTTTTGGCTCATGTGCGTTCTCCTCAGTAAAAAAAAATAGAGTTACCGCCCTGCGCTTCCAAACGCAAAAGGGCGGACCAAGCAGGTTGGAAGACCGGACCGAGGAACCGGCGAGGCTTTCGCCTCCCTGCCTGATCCGCCCAGGGGGAGAATCAGAACCAGCGGACCCATAAAAAAACCGCCTATGAAAGAATTGGCGGCGGTCCGCCTCAGTTTCCGGGCTTCCAAACCCGATCACTGTTTTTTCAGTGACGGGGGCAGGATAACCCGGAAGGGTTTTAAATGTCAAGGGATTTTGATGGGGCCAAAGTTGGGCAGCGATAACTGGCGGTCATCGCCCATAAATTTTCGGGTGTAGCGGATCAGGGTCTTTTTGGTGGAGCCGGTCACGGATTGCAACGCCCGCGCGGGCTGGAGGATGCCGACCTCGATCATGCGACGGACGGCGTTCCGGATGCTGGCCGCGCTTCGGCCCACGGCATCGGCGATTTCCCTGAAGGTTTGGCCCATCATGACGCGGTCGCGGATTTCCGGCCAGTATGGGCGGTGTTTGAACCAGTATTTTTCTATTTGCTGGATGCGCAGAGCGTTCAGATGCTTCAGGTGGTCGATTATTTTCGGGCCGAATTCTTTTGCTTGCGGGGTTCCGGCCAGCAAAAACACTTTTAAGATGCCTTCCTCGTCATAGAAAAAAGAGGGCTGCCCGATGGGGGAATAAGTTACCTTTGAAGGTAACTTATTCCCCATAGGTTTGTCATCTTTATTGATGATAAACCTATGGGGTTCGAGGGCCTCTTTATGACGTTTAAAGAGTTGGGCCATTTTCACTTTTGGGTGTGCATATCCGACGCACTGACCAAGAAACTCGGTGGTCATGCAGAAACCGCCTTTGGATTCATACATCTCGATGCCATCTTCGCCGTTTTGAACTTTTACCGGTGATGTTGTGATTTCTTTCATGTTCGCCTCCTTATTATTGATTAAAATTTGGGAATAAGTTGGCTTTAAAGACAACTTATTCAGCCGCTATCCTCTATCTGAATAAGTTACGTTCAAACGTAACTTATTCAGTATAGGTTTATAGTCACCATTAACCATAAACCCCCTATCAAAACCCCGGAATCGACATCTGCCGGGGATCTTCCGCATGGACCCGGTCGTATGTGCGGTTTCGCTTCAAAAAGGACACCAGTTCGTGATACGGCACCCGGCGATGGCCGCGCAGCATGAAGGAATCCAGGGTGGACGGGTGGACCTGTCCATGCTCCGGCAGGGGTTCAAACAAGCACACCATCGACCAGAACGTCCGGGGTGAAACGCCCAGGATGCTGCACACCTCGGCCCGCGTGTAGGAGGCTTTCACGGGCAGGTTCGCCGCATCCAGCATCTTATTTAAATTGGTGCCGGTGTCGGTTTCGATATCCATATCGATGGCCGTGTCCATATCTGGCATTACCGGTATTCCTCCGGGCAATGTTCATGGATGTAGATCATCACATCCGGGTTATCGTGCTGCTGGGTCCACCAGGCCGGGCCGTGGGTTTTTTTCATGTGATTTTCGAACATTTTTTTCAGGCCTTCGATGACCAGCCAGGCCTCGCCTGCGGTCCTGACCTTGTCGATATGGAGGCGTTTTTTCATCCATAATTCCAGGCCGTTTTCAAATTTCCATTCAATCAGGCCGGCCAGGGCGCTGATTTTATCCATTTCGGCGCGGGAGACCAGGCGGATGGTTTTGCCGTCGCGTTTGATGCTTGCCGCGGCGTTTCTCGGGATGTTGTTGACCCCTGCCCCGGGCTGGATGTCGAAACCCATTTTGGATAGTTCGTTTAGGAACAGTTTGGCCTGGGCGTGGGTGATTTTTGTGGAGGAATCCTGTTTAAACCGCTCCATCAGCATGTCATGGCGCAGATCGGCGGGGATGCCCAGTTTCTGGCAGCCGATGGCGATTAATTGGCGCTGTTTTTTGGTGGATGGGTAGGTGGGGTTCATTTTGGGGCCTCCTTTTTACCGGTTCGCGGGCATGGCCCGCTCCTACGATGCCGGGATTGGAATCCCGGCCTACGGCTGCTCATCAGGCCGGAACCGCCACGTTCCGGCGACCCTGCGGGGGCAGGGTTTCGCTTTATGATTCGTCGTTTAGCGGGTAAAAGACAAGAACCTCTGCCGCCGTCATTTTGCCTTTATCGATGCCGGTCACTTCCTGCAATTTTATGGCGGTTTCGTGTTCGGCGTATGCGACCGCCATGCTTGCCGTGCCGTCTGAATTTTTGGTGATCTGGGCCAGCAGGATGCCGGGTTTCCCCATATCCAGCTCGGTTTTTGCGATGTCAAAAAACACTTCGAGCATGTCGGTTTGCCATTTTGTCAGGGCCAGATTCATGGGCTATTCCTCCGCGTCCGGGGAAGCTGGTGAAAAGTCTTCATGCCAGTTATCTATCGCGAGGTTTAAGACGCACCAGCCTTCTTTTACGCCATGTTCATCCATGAGGATCTCGCTGATTTCCGCGGTCACGGCCCGTCCGGTGTATTCCAGCGGCTTTCCGGCTTGCATTTCCAGGCTGGAATATCGGGTTTCGGCGATTACCAGATCGTCGCCCACCTTGAAATCCCGGTCATTGAAGCGGATTTCCAATTCTCGCCGCGCATTCCATAATTCTTCAAAATTTTTTGGGTCTTCTTTTAAAATGTGCTTCATTATTGCCTCCAATTTGTTGGTATTATTGATGTTGGTCAATTTGCCGGATTACGCCAAAAAGCGGCTAATCCGGCCTACGATATTGTGTTTACAGCGCTGCCATATCGAGGTTTACTTGCTGGTAGCTGCCGTCTTCCCGGCGTTTATAGATGCGGATGTATGATTTGCTGCCGCCCACCTGGATGCTTTCGGATATGGCGTCCATGGCCTGTTTCCATTTTTCGTCGGTGATGTTGAGACGCCTGAGGCCCAGGATGCGGTTGGTATTGATTTTGCCCTGTTTGTCCACATAAAAGGCGTCATTCACCAGGGCTTTGATCTGGTCGGTGCTGCCCTGGCTCCATTCGTGGATGCACCCGTCGATAAGTTCTTTGGCCACTTGCAGGCGCTCATCAAAGGAGATGGTTTCACTCACGGCCCGCATGATTTTATACTGGCCGTCAAAGCTCACCAGTTGCACGTTCCCCTTTTCCCCGCCCAGTTTCACCCCGAATTTTTCCGCCGATAATTCCACAAACGCGGCGATATCGGCCATGGCGTCGGTTTTGAAATCCGCCAGAATAACGGAGAGGTCCTGGGCTTTTTCCACGAGTTCCAGCACCAGATCGTTCCGGGTTTTGTCGATTTCCGTCACCATGGCCACCGGAACCAGGCGGCCCTGGGGGTCTTTCATGTAGCCTACGTTTTTCAGGTTGTTATCCATTTAGTTTGCCTCCATTTGGTGGGTTATTGCCGGGAAAGAATCCCGGCCTACGGGCGTATTGCCATACGCCCCTACGTGTTGCATGATGCCATGATTGCCGATGATTTCCTGCCTGCCATCCGGGAGCCGGTGAAGGGCTGCGCCGTCTTGCAGGGCGTCAAACAGGTCATCATAATAATCCCGGTTTTCCAGGTATTCCAGAAACGTGATGTCCAGCACCGTTCCGGCCCGGCTTTTTAAAAACCAGTCCGCCAGTTCGTTCAATTGCTCATCTGAAAGGATATATTTCGCCATTTTGTTTTGCCTCCTATATATAATGATGAAAAATTCGGACTAAACCGCCATAACCACATCGGTGCTGATTTTCGGTTCCCCGAGTTCGCAGGCCAGATTCATGGCCCGCGCCACAAAATTATTGACCAGCAGCGGGTAGGCATGGCTCACGCTGCCCACCCCGTCTTTGCCGGTGCCGGACAGTCTGCGGCCCATGGCGTCGAACACGTCGCCCGCGAACACATCCTCCACAGCCCGGCCGATGCGCTTGAATTTGAGATTGAGATAATCTTTTAAGTTGCCGTCCAGTCCCCGGATTTCGGCCACCTGCACGCGCCGGATCACCTCCCGCATGTCCACATATTTGCCTTCGTCAAACACGTTGTTGAGTTCGGTTTGACCGATTAAAACGATACCCAGCAGTTTTTTGAACCCGTCTTCAAGCTCGTAAAATCGTTTGAGATATTTGAGGGTCTGGATTTTTAAATCATGGGCCTCCTCGATAATCAGCACGGCCCGGTAACCGGCTTTGCTCCGGTCCATCAGCAGGCGCTGCACCTGCCGGGTTTTGTCCTCCAGCTTGCATTTGCATTTTTCGGAGCTGGTGTCCTGGATGATGGCGTCGCAAATGCTTGCGGCGGTAAGGCGGGTTTTGTCGATCATCTGGGGATAGACCACGAGGGTGTCGCCGTCCTTTTTTAATTGATCGATGACCTTGCGGCGCATCACGCTTTTGCCGGACCCCACTTCCCCGATCACGGCGATAAATCCCCCGTGCCGGGCCGCATCCAGCATGGCGGCCTCGATATACCGGTGCTCGTCGGACATGTAGATATCCGCTTCTTTCTGGATGTCGTTTACAAAGGGATTCCTGAATAATTTGAAATGCTTCATCGCTTCTTGGGTTATCATTTCTACCTCCACTTTTAAATGATGAATGATGAGTGATGAATGATGAATGCCCGGTTCGCTCTCTTCCGGCAGCCACACATCACTTGGGTTCATTTTTCGGTCCGCAAGCCATTTTTGGGCCTTTGGTCTCCGGATGAGCACATCCTCCACAGCCTTCCGGATCCCCGGCAGGGTGGCCGGTACGTATCCCCGGTTGATGACCAGATTCATGGTGGTGCGGCTTACGGGCCGGGCCAGCCATGCGGAAACCATCCGGGCCAGATCCGTTTGGTTGATGCTGCAATCGATCAAGAGTTTCTTGATGCGGATTGCCGGGGTTGGGTCGTTTTTCGCCATTGTTTGCCTCCAAGGTTGATGTACGTTTTAAGTGTTAAGTGATTAAGTTTTAAGCAAAAGCTTAATCACTGCCACTTAAAACTTAAAACCTAAAACTTAAAACAATCAGGTTTACCGGTTCGCGGGCGTGGCCCGCTCCTACCCTACTGCCGCGATTCTGGGGATATCCATGCGCCAATCCCGGCCTTCCGTCATGGCGCAAACCACATGTTCCGCCATGCCCACCGTTGCCGTGTCGCCGAACGCGGCCCGCAAATCAGCGTTAATCGCCGCATCCATTTTAACCCCCGCATCCCGGAGCCGTTTGAACAGTTCCATGATGGGGATTTCGCGGGCAGCCAGATCCGGCGCATGTTCCACGGTCATGGGCGCGCCCTTGATGGGCATGGGCACGGCCCCCACTTTGTCCGCATGATGCCCGAAAACCTTGAGTTTCCCGGCAAACGGCACGGCGTCTTTCTTCCGGTCCGCCGCATCGCCGAATGCAAGCTGTTCGTTTTCCTTCATGGCTTTCTGGGTGGGCGTTTCTTTTTGCGCCTTGTATTCCTGGCCGATGACGGCGGAGCCTTCCAAAAATCCGCCATTCATTTTGCCCACCGGTTCCACTGCATATTCCGTATCGTTCATCATGATAATAAGCTGGGGCCACAGCACCGGCCGCTTTTTCGCGGTGACGGTCATGCCGGGCCGAATGCCCTCGATATGGGCCAGCCGGTACACGTTGTTTTCCCAGGAGATGGTGTAATCCCCGTTCACCCTCCGGGTTTTGGCAGGCGCTGCAAATGCCTCCTGGAGCAGCTCGCGCGCCGGGCAGTCAATCAGATGCCCCTGCACGTTTCTCAACCAGCAGTTGGTCCGGGTCTCGCTGTGCCGCTTGTGTACAAGGGTGGAGTTCCACCACACCAGATAATCCCTTGTTGCGGCGTTCAGTTGGTCCACATCATAGGCCGGATCAAACACCATCCGGGCCTCAAAATGCGTCTCCCATATATTATGGGCGCATTCCGCTGAGCCCTGGCGCCGCGGATTGTGGGGCATGTTTTTGGGGATTTCGATGCCCAGCTCCTTGATCATATGCATCATGGATTTGGATATGTTGGCCGATCCCGCGTCCATAAGCAGGAATTTGGGCAGGCCCCGGAACGGCAGCTTTTCATGCAGCCCGCCCAGCCACGCATCCGCCAGAAAATCAAAAATCACGAGCTGGCTTTCGCCGTCCGATGCGTAATACTTCACAAACATGTAGTGCGAAAAATGGTCCACCATCATCATGCGCAATAGCCGCTGCTTCTTCATTTTGGCGCAATTGACGGGCTTTTTTTCGTTGAAATCCCGTTCGTCCATAATACCGATGCCGCCGCCTTTTAGATAATACTGGACGCACACGGACCCGTCGAACACATGCACATGATTGGCGTGCAGGCTGGCCATGTGGATGTGGGGCCTTGGCTCACGCATGGCTTTTGCGCCCATGGCCAGGTCCCGCAGATGGGCGGCCAGGCGTCCGGCGCTGATGGTTCCGGGTTGGATTTTACCGCTGTCTTCGCAGATCCGGAGCGCCTCTGTCACCGGCAGGATGGCCCCCTTGTTTTGCCGGGCCGATGTCTGGAGCATGGCGGAAACGGTTTGCAGTTGGTCGCGCGTCAGCCCGCTCCGGATGGCCCCTTTATCCACACGGGATTTTCGTTCCGGGCAATACCCGTTTTTCCCGGCGATCCGGTAAAGGGTGTTGCTCGATTTTCCCGTCAGCGCCGCATATCTGCTGATCACCATGGCTTTTTCCCCGTTTTGGGCCGAGTGCAGTTGTGCAACCATTTCAGGTATCCACTCGGGTGTTTGTGTTGGTCTCGGCATGGCAGGAGTTCCTTATTATTTGGCATCAGGATCAGGGGTCGCGCTCGGGGGTGGAATATATTTCGGACCTTCGGTCCAGAAATCCTTCATGTCCTCGGGATATACCGCGTTGGCCCCGAAGTTATCCGCCGAATCCAGGGGGGAATTATATACTTCCGGGTCTTCATACCGTTCCATGGCCTCCCGGTGCATGGCGATCACATGCCGGTGGATCGTTGCCAGAGCCTCCAGAACAGCGCTTTTCATCAACCCGGAGGCGTTTTCCGGCACGGATTCCACCAGGGCGCTGGTCATTTCGATCAGGGTTTTGGCCAGGGTTTCCGTGTTCGTGTTGAATTTTTCCACATCCTCGGAAAACGGGGACTTGGTCTGGTGGGCCATGGCTTTTTCCAGCTTCATAAGGTCTTTTTCCTGCTTCTGGATCACTTTTTCCTTGGATTCCAGAACCTTTTCCTTTGCCCGGATGGATGCGTTGGCTTCTTCGAGGGCCTCTGCGCCGGTTTCCCGCATGGCGTCAATGGCCGCTTCGATTTCCTCTTTGTGCTCCGGGTCAATGGGAATTTTGTTTCCGTCAATCACCAGATGGTTGTCTTCAATGGCAGCGGCTTCGGATGATATCGATCGGCCCAGATACCGGATTTTACTCAGCCCAACGCCGGACAATTCCATCAGCTTCCCCGAGAAAGCCTCATATAACGGCAGCAGGTCTTTGGTGATCCGGTCAACGGCATGCATCGGCTCTCCGATGGCCTCGCAGAAACCGGCCCAGGTCATGCCGCCCTTGCGGTAATCCTTGGCTTGTTTAATGCGGTGCAGCACCACATATTTCAGCATTTCATTGTGCGCCCGGTCGTATTCGATCTTTTTCAGCACGCCCAGGGCAAACGATTCTGCCCGAACGGCGTCCATTTCGCCGCGAAGCACCGTCATTTCCGCATCCGCTTTTTGTCTTGCCACGGCATAGATTTCATCAGCAGCCTGGATTTCAGTCATTCCCATTTTCAGTAATCTCCAATTCTTTAAGTTGTTGTTTTAATGTTTCTATTTTGCCCTCTGCAATACTGCGATATCTGGCCCAGAACAGGGCCAGACCCATGCCCGGCTCCACCGCCCCGCCCACTTCCCTGATCAGCCCTTCGTCGGATAATGTGGCCAGATGGCACATAACCGTGGCATGCGGGATGCCGAGAGATTCGCTCACTTCCTGCCCGGATACCGGCCTTCTCTGATCGGCCAGATGCCGGATGATGGCAACCGTTATTTTCACCGCGCCAATGCGCCGGTAGGACTTACCCTTTTCCATTTTGCCTCTGTGCTCCCTGTGGTTGATTCCGGTTTTGCCGGATTACGCCAAACAGCGGCTAATCCGGCCTACGAGGTCATTCTGTCTCCGTATCGTAGGGTGGATTAGCGAAGCGTAATCCACCAATTATGCCTACCTCCGGCCCTTCTTGATCTGCCGGGTCAATCTGGATAATTCGTATGCCGCCTGCTCCGCCTTGCCCAGGGTCAAATCGTCTTTTTCACTCCGGGTCACCACATCTCCGCCCACGGTCTCCGCCATGGCCCGGATGGGTGTCATGGACCCCGTAATCCGGATAATTGCGAACAGCAACGCGCCGGGCATGCGGTATTCTGTGGGTTTGGACAAATAATGGTTGAACATGTGAAGGGACAGGTGATCTTCGGGCCGTTCCGCCATGTTTTCCACCTCGGCGAGCACGGGCCAGCCATAATGCCGGTTCACGGCGTCTACCAGTTCCGGGCGGCTCATGCCGGATTCGCGGATGGCGGTTTTCACGGCCGCGGCCAGCTCCACGCAGTCCTCATCATAATATTCCGATTGGACTTTGGGCCGATTGTGCCGGCTGTGGATGGCCTGGTGAATCTCCCGTTTTTCCTCAATCAGCAGATCCACCCTTCGCGGGATATCATCAAATGTCATCTGCCTGGGACGGGACGCGTCTATTTTTTGGGGGGATTTAGACATTGACCGGGTTTAAATTTTAAGTTAATGTTTGGTTAGGGATGCGGTTTTAAGTGGTTAAGTTTTAAGTTTTAAGGGTTAAGGGGCTTTTACATAAAACTTAACCACTTAAAACTTAAAACGTTTTTCCAATCACGCGGCTTCCTGATCCAGCTCATCCGGGTCTTCCAGGTCGAAATATTCCGGAAACACCTTTTTAATGGGGGTGTCTATCCGGTCGGATATGGCCAGCATCAGCCGCCTGGACACGTTTTTTTTGTTGATGGTCCGGGAGATGGAAACGTCGGATACGCCCAGCTCTTCAGCCAGGTCCTTTTGGAGAATATTGCGTTCCCGGAGCTCGATTTTGATTTGTCGCGGGGTCATGGGTTGCTCCTTTAACAATTAATAATAATGAGGGTTGAAATGGACGATTTTGAACGGGTGATGCTTCAGGATCTGTATGTCGCCCAGGTGCTTTGCCTTGCGAAACAGTTGAAGGCCAAAAAAACGACAACCAGCGACTGTATCGATGAGGCCGTCCGGGAAATCCAGGCTAACCGGAGCCGCGTGCTTGAAGCGCGCTCTCACGCCTGAGTTCTTCAGCTTCGATTTTTAACATCGCCTCCAGGCTCACGGTCTGGGCTGATAATATCCACGCCTTGGCGCTGTCGATGGCCTCCATGGCGGCGATCATCGGAACGCCGTCTAAAAAATTGGCGATCCGGACGGCCAGATCCAGGCTGGTAAAATCTGTTAATTCTTTGGCTGGTGCGTCGGTCGTGGTCATGTCTTTCTCCTTTGTTTTTGGGTGTCTAATTTTTGGATAGGTTTTAGATAGCTTGTTTTTACATTTATTCGCAAACTCGAAAGGTGTCAAGAAAAAAATTCGCAAATGAGTAATTTAATTTCCCGGCTACAAATTATCATTAATGAGCAGGCGGGCGGAAAGCATACTGTTTTCGCCAAAAATGCCGGAATCCCGCCAAGCACGTTCCAGGCATACGTTGATGGAAGGCAGCCAAAACTTGAACACTTGTTACGCATTCGCGAATATTATCATGTAAATATCGACTGGCTGGTTAGCGGACACGGCCCCCACTACCTGATTGATACCGAAACAATCGCGCCCACCCAAAGCCAAGCCCTGGATGCGGACCCCATGATTGCGGACCTGCTGGAGGGTGCGCGCAGGGTGCTGACCAGCGGCAACCCCATTGCCTATGACGCACTGGAACGGAATATCCGGTATTTTTCCCATGCCATTGAAGTGGAAAAGCGGTTGATGGACATGGAATCCCGGCTGGAAAAAATAGAGGCCCGAGGTGAGTTTGCAAAGCGGTGTCAAAACGAGGAAAATATGGTAAGAAAGGCCGGGTGATTTTTGTGTGCTTTAAATCTGATGCCGCGATGGAGTAAAATTTGACAAATTGTCAAATTTTTTTTGGTCGGTTGTATAAAAAACAAGCACTTACAAAAAAGAAATTTGACAAATTGTCAAAAAATGAAAAATAAACCCTGACCATCGTCAGGTTTTTCGCCCACCCCCTGTTTTGGGCTGGCAAAAATGAGGCCTGCCGATGGTAAAATTTATCAATTTGATAAATTTTTTTTGGTCGGTTGTATAAAAAACAAGCACTTACAAAAAAGAAATTTATCAATTTGATAAAAAATGAAAAATAAACCCCGATAATCAGTTAGCCCCAAAACCCGAATAAAAAACGCCCGGCCATGCATCCCGCATGACCGGGTTTTTTTATTCCAGATCAACCATCTCGTGCATGTCCACGAATTGCTTTCCGAGCCGCAAGCGTAAGCGACCGGAATCGCTCCCTGACAGTCGCGGCTCTGAAAACCCCATCAACCTGTGCAAAAATCGGAAGAAACGCCGCGCCACCCGTGAATTTGTGCCCTATGATGGCACATCATCCGGAATCGCTTCCCGGTTGATCCTCTTAAACCCCCATCCTCCGGATTGTCCGGGGGATGGGAATAACGAGCGAACGGGATTTAAGATTGGTGATTTTTGATTGTTGATTGTTGATTTTTGATTTGATGATGCGCTCCGCGCTGCCTTTTCAATCACCAATCGCCAATCAAAAATCGCCAATCCTTATCAATCACCAATCACAAACTTGACTTCACCATGACCCAAACCAAATCCAAAACACCCGCGACACTGCGCATCCTCATCGACCCAGGACACGGGGGACGTGATGCCGGAGCCTCCTGCGGCGGCATCCGGGAGGCCGATATCAATCTGAAAATAGCCGGCCGTCTCTGGGCCATGCTGGAAGATGCCGGGCACCACTGCCAGATGACCCGGTCCGGGGATACCCAAATCACACCCCCGAAACGTGTGGCCATGGAGCATATGGGCCGTTATGACCTGCTGCTGAGCCTGCACGCCAATGCCGCAACCCCTGAAGGCAGCGGCATGGCGGTGCAGACATACCCTGGCAGAGTGTCCGGAAAAAACGTTGCGGCATGTATCCGCAATGCCTTGAAAACCGCTTTCGGCAATGTGGCGCCGGCGGGTGAGGCAAAATTTACACCGCATCCGAATCCGGACAATGATTCCCGGTTTTACCTTTTGGCCTATGCCCTTGCCCCTGCCGTGCTGGTGGAACTGGGGTCCATGGCAAACGACGCAGACCGGGCGTTTTTAACAAACCCGGAAAACCAGACCGACATTGCGGCGGTGATCAGTCAGGGGATTGAGGAGTGGCGGCGATGAAATTGTCTCATTTCGGCCGGGCCGTAAGCATCACCTTGAGCCATGAAAAAGGCTATGTTTTTGACCCGGATGATCCGGGCGGAGAAACCAAATACGGCATCAGCGCACGGCAATACCCGCGCTTAAACATCAAAGCCCTGACGGTGGACGGCGCAAAAACCATTTACCGCATGGATTACTGGCAAAAGCCGGGATTCCACCGCCTGGCCGATGTGGCCCCGGATCTGGCCGTCAAATGCTTTGATCTGGGGGTGAATTGCGGGCAGCAAACCGCCGTGAAGTTTCTTCAGCGGGCGGTCAACGTCGTGTGCTGGCTGGGTGTGGAGCCCAGGCGGGCGGCGGCATGGCGGCAGGAAATCGTCCGGCTTCTGGCCGGCAAAGTATTGAAAGTGGACGGACTCCTTGGACCCGTGACCCTCGCAGTCATTGGCGGATGCCCGTATCACGGCGCACTCATGGCGGCCCTCAAGGGCGAAGCATACAAGCATTATGCGGACGGGAACCCGAGGTATATTGCCGGGTGGCTGGAGAGGCTGGAGAAACAATGATGAATGATGAATGCGGAATGATAAAACCGGTGGGTTTTTTTGAGGAAGTGCCGGGCGTGTTCAGCCTCATGCGGCTCATGAGCATGATATCGCTGGTTGCCGGTGTGGGTGCCGCGTTTTTGTGTCTGGCCGGTGTGGCCGTTGACCCGGATACCGGGTTAATTATCACGGGCCTGTTTATGGGGTTCGCGTTTTTCCCCAAGGTCATGCAGAAATTTGCGGAAAATATGGTGGAACAAAAGCAATCCGCAGATTACGCAGATAAAAGATAAGAGCGCGCTTTGCGCGAAAAACAATCTGTGTAATCTGCGTAATCTGCGGACAAGAATATAAAAACGGAGTGCGAAATGAAACAATTCTCTTTCAAGGTGACGGTCAATATCCCGGAAGCGGCGGAAGCCAAGATCAAACAGGGGTTTGCGGAAAACGACATCCTGGTTGAGAACCGGGGGTTTTTCGGGTCGGGATTTGAGGGCCGGTATTCTATTGTAGGGCATGAAGTAACGATCACCATCATAGATAAACCCATGTTTGTCAGCAATGAGCGGGTGATTCGTGAGGTGAAGCAGTATTTGGCCGGGGTTTGAATTAAGATGTAGGCCGGATTAGCCGCTTTTTGGCGTAATCCGGCGCAATCGGTGGATTACGCTACGCTAATCCACCCTACGAAGGAGACAGAATATGACCAAACGATCAAAAATTCTCTTAGCATTGTCTTTTTCCGCATGGCTGATCGCGGGCCTGGCGGGCGGGCTGATAATAACAGGAACCCAGGGCTGCAATACCCGGTTTGTATCGGATACCGGGCGGGAACTTCCCCCCGGCCTGGGCTATGCGGTTCAGGTGCTGGAGGCTGGCCAGACCATTTATGACACCTCTCTGACCATTGCCGGAACCCTGCATTGCAATAATAAAATTTCCGATGAAACCGCCCGGAAAATCGTGAACGCCGCCAATATTTACTATCTGAGCCATAATGCGGCCCAAATTGCGGTGGATGGGTGGATGCGGACCATTGAGATCCGGGGGGACACGGAAACGGCCAAAGCCGTCGTGTTTTCCCAGTTGACCGGGCTGGCGGCCGCCGCCATGGACCTGGTGCGGGACGTGAAAACATTGACCGGCAAGGGAATCGATATCCCGGATATTTTGTCCGGAGACAATATTCGGATGGTTTTTGGGGTAAAATAAAACAAGGCTGAAGGAGGGAAGGCCGAAGACTGAAGGGAAAGCGGAGCGTGGGATTTTAAAAAATGATTTATGCCTTACGACCCTCAGCCCTCAGCCCTCAGCCCTTAGCCCTCAAAGGAGAAAACAATGGATACCAACGACAAAGAAGCAATGGCGGATTTCATTTCCGAAGTGGCCAAGCAGGTTTTCTGGATGGTGCTTCCGGCGATTATCGGCGCTGTCAAAGCAGCCCAGGATAACCGGATCACGGCGGAGCGCATTGAGGCCCTGAAGCTGACCAAAGACCCGCTGGCGTATTTTGCGTGTCTCAAGGATACGGAGGCATCATGACGCCGGACCAGGTGCAGACCATCACAGCCATAGTCGCCATTATCAAGGCCATGGGCGCACTGCCCCTTGGAGTGATTGTCCTGCTGATTTTTGTAGGGCCATGGGTGGGCATGGCCGTTATTACCCATTTCAACAGCAATAACCTGGATAAAGCACTGAAACGGAATATGGAAAATGCCGCGCATCACGAAAAGCGGTTTGTAGAAGTGGTCCGCATGTATGAAAACAACGTGGAGCTGGTGAACGATTATAACAAGCTGGCCAACGATCTGGCCGGCATCATCACCCTTTCCACACGCACCCTGGAGGGACTGGTCCAACGGGTCGACAACAATCAATGGTGTCCCATCGCCAGAAAGGCTACCGGTAGAAACTGATGAATATGGAACGTGCCGCCATGCGCGGCGTATTGGCGGAAAAACAGGACATGGCCGTGAGGCTCCGGTTTCGGATCGAGGGCCTTTGCCGGAGCATCCGCTCCGGGCTCAACACGGCATTGTTTCGCGCGGATGATCTGGAAGTACCCATGCTCTCCACCCAGATGGATGAACTGGTGATGGCCTGGGGAGAATTGCAGGGGGTTGTGTCGGAAATTGACCGGCTGGGAAGGGCGTTAAAATGATGGGAAAAACAAGGCTGAAGGTGGGAAGGCTGAAGACTGAAGGGAAAAGCAAGGCTGAGGGTTGAAGGCTAAAGGCTGAAGGGGGGAAGGAATATGGGATTTTTTAAAAATGATTTTATGCATTATGACCTTCAGCCCTCAGTCTTCTACCCTCAGCCATTAGTCCTCATCACTTCTTCCTGAGAGGCGATATTTGGCACGATCTTTCCAGAGACGGTCTACGGGCCGTAAAAATCATGAAGTCCGTTTGTAACATGTTTATGAACAACGACAAGGGCAAATAAGGGACGAACCGGAATGGCGAACAAGGGCGACAAAGCAAAACTCTACGATGCGGCCATGAAATTATACATCGACGGCCACAGCCTCACCGCCATCGGGGATGCCCTGGGCGTATCCCGCCAGACCCTGACCCAGTGGAAAGCGGATACTCTTGTTCCGGGCGAGGATGTAGACGGATGGGACCGGGCCAGAAGCCAGAAAGCCTCCGGCATGCAGCGCCTCCGGGATCTGTTCGACCGGCAGCTTGAATACGTGGAATCCTGCGACCCTGCCGATGTTACCGCCCCCATGATGGATACGTTATCAAAGCTCGGCGCGCTGGTGGAACGGTGGGACCGGGTTGAGAAAGAAATTTTGAAGACCGCCGCGAAATCCGCCGAAAGCGCCATTGACGCGGCGGAAAAAGAAGGGAAACCCATGACGGCGGAACGGTTTAAGCAGATTGTGAAGGACAGTTACGGAGTATAAAGGGTTTTAAGTGTTAAGTGGTTAAGTTTTAAGTAAAAACCATTTTAACCACCTAAAACTTAAAACCTAAAACTTAAAACTTAAAACTGAATACCAACCCATGACAACCACCCTTTTCTATCCCTATCAACGCCAGTGGGCGGGCAACGAAACACGGTTCAAGGCGGGCATGTTCGCCCGGCAGACCGGCAAGACGTTTACCACCACGTTTGAGATCGCCAAAGATTGTCAGATTGCTGACATCGAAGGCCGAAGGGTCCGGTGGGTGATTCTGTCCCGCGGGGAACGCCAGGCCAGGGAAGCCATGGATGAGGGCGTTAAACGACACTGTCAGGCCTTGGGGGCCGTCATTAAGGCGGTTGAAACCGAATACAAGGGAGACGCCAGCTACAAGGCCCTTGAAGCCGTGTTTCCCAATGGCTCCAAAATCACGGCCCTGCCCGCCAATCCGGACACGGCACGGGGATTTTCCGCCAATGTGTTCCTGGACGAATTTGCCTTCCACCAGGACAGCCGCAAGATCTGGACCGCGCTTTTCCCGGTCATATCCGCAGGCCATAAAATCCGGGTGGTTTCCACCCCGAACGGCAAGGGCAACAAGTTTTATGATCTTATCACCGGCGATGATCCGGTGTGGTATCGCCAGATCACGGATATCTATCAGGCAGTGGCGGACGGCCTGCCCCGGAACATTGAAGAGCTTAAGCGGGCACTAAACGATGAAGACGCCTGGGCGCAGGAATTTGAATTAAAATGGCTGGATGAAGCCTCTGCCTGGCTGTCCTATGAACTTATTTCCGCATGCGAGCACGAACAGGCCGGAATACCTGATTTATACGGCAAAAACCCCGCGTTTGTGGGGGTGGACATCGGGGCACGGAACGATTTGTTTGTGATTTATGTGCTGGAATCCGTGGGGGATGTGCTCTGGACACGGGAAATCATTGCGAAAAAGCGCATCAGCTTCAAGGAACAAGACGACCTGCTGGCGGATGTATTCAGCCGGTACCGGGTGATCCGGTGCTGCATGGATCAGACCGGCATGGGCGAAAAACCTGTTGAAGACGCCCAGAGAAAGCACGGCAGCTCCAGGGTGGAAGGGGTGATTTTCACCTCAGCCTCCAAGCTGGTGCTGGCCACCATCGGCAAGGAAGCCTTTGAAGACCGGAAAATCCGCATTCCCATGGGAGACGCGGACCTCCGGGCGGATCTCCACAAATTGACCAAAACCACCGGCCCCACCGGGACCCCGCGCTTTGTGGCGGACTCCGATGCGGCGGGCCATGCGGACCGAACCTGGGCTTGTTTTCTGGCACTTTCCGCGGCCCATCAACCGGCCGGACCGATTGAGTATAAATCCGTTTCATCACGAACAATGGCAAGACCTTACGGGATATGGTGATGTAATGTTGTATGACCAGTTCAACCGGCCCATTGTGCGGCCGGAATCAAAACCGGACCGGAGACCGCTTGCGGCCGCGCCCCTGTCCAACGCATACCGGGAATACGTGGCAAACGGCCTGACCCCGGAACGTCTGGCGGCCCTGCTCAGGGATGCTGACAACGGCGATATGCTCCGGCAGGCGGAACTCTTTGACGAGATCGAGGAACGGGACGGCCATATTATCGGCGAGATCAGCAAACGGAAAAATGTGATTCTGGACGCTGAGTTTAAAGTATCGCCCGCCTCTGAAGATCGCCGGGACATTGACATCGCCGAATCCGTTGAAAAAATGATCGCTGGAATCATGGACTGGCCGGATATCATGGTTTCCTGCCAGGACGCCGTGGGCAAAGGGTACGCTTCGTTTGAGCTGTTCTGGGACGTGTCCTCCGGTCAGGCGAACATCGAAAAAATGGTGTTTATCGAGCAAAACCGGTTCATCTTCACAGACCCTTACGGCAATTTGACCAGAATCCCGCGGCTTCTCACGGAAGCGAACACCATGGGCGAGGAAATACCGGCTTTCAAAACCCTGTTTCACGGGTATGGCGGCATGAGCGGGCACCCCGTGCGCAATGCCATCCATCGCATCTGCGCCTGGTGGTATCTGTTCAAAAATTACGCGGTGAAAGACTGGCTGATATTTCTGGAAGTTTATGGAATGCCGCTCCGGCTGGGAAAATACGACAGTGGCTCAAGCCAGGCGGACAAAGACGCCCTGGAAATCGCAGTTCGCACACTGGGGAGCGATGCGGCGGGGATTATCTCCAAATCCACGGAAATCGAATTTGTGGAGAGCGCAAAAGGCACGGCCAACGCGGATTTATACGAAAAGCTGGCGGCCTTTGGAAATAAGGAAATTTCCAAGGCCATCCTCGGGGCCACCCTCACTGCGGACGTGGGGGATGTCGGCAGTTACGCCGCCGCAAACACCCACAACGAGGTCCGGCTTGACCTGATGCGGGCCGATGCCAGGGCGCTGGCCGCCACCCTTCGGAACCAGATCATCCGGCCATGGGTTGGGTTCAATTATGGATGGGACGCCGCCATTCCGAAATACGAGGGAATGTTCAATGAAGCGGCGGACATGAAGCTCATGTCCGAGATATTTGATAAAATGGCGGACCGGATGGACATTCCGGTTTCCCATGTGCGCCGGGTGTTTGACATCCCGGAACGGGAAAAGGATGAGGATGTGCTGAAGCCGAAAACGGCGGGGACGTATGGCAATGCGCCCGATGGCAATACCCATGTCGCAAAAATAACCATGCCTCCCGATGACGAACCCGACGCCGTTGATCTTATGGCGGACCGCCTTTCACGGGAATCCGACAACCATATCCAGGCAATGCTGAAACCGGTGCGGGTCCTGCTGGCAAAAGCGGAATCCATGGAGGATTTCCGGGACGCCCTGATTGACGCCTACCCGGCCATGGACGCCGGAGATCTGGGAAACCTGATCGCCAGGGCCATGACAGCGGCGGAATTGATGGGAATGTATGAAGTAGGTCGGGATTCCAATCCCGACACAATTGCCGGGTAAGAAACCCGGCCTACGGAGCAGCATGGCTGAAATAACAAAAATATACGGTGCCAAACCCTTTGACGAAGCGGTGCAGTTCTTCCAGCAAAAGGTCAACATGCCATCCGAAAAATGGGATGAACTGTGGAAAGGCCAGCACGCCAAAGGGTTTATGGTGGCCGGGGCCATGAAGGCCGATCTGCTGATGGACCTTCGGGGCGCGGTTTCAAAAGCCATCACGGACGGCGAATCCCTGGATGCTTTCCGGAAACGCTTTGACGACATCGTTGCAAAGCGCGGCTGGGTCTACAAAGGGGGCCGGAACTGGCGCACCAAAGTGATTTATGACACCAACCTGCGGCAGGCAAATAACGCCGGACGCTATAAGCAAATGGCGGACCCGGATGTGATCGCCCTCCGGCCATATATTCTTTACCGCCATGGGGATTCCAGAAACTATCGCCGCCAGCACCTTGCCTGGGACGGCCTGGTCTTGCGCCATGATGACCCGTTCTGGAACACCCACAAGCCCCAAAACGGATGGGGATGCAAATGCAAGATATTCACCCTGTCCGAAAGAGATCTGGCCAAAATGGGCAAATCCGCCCCGGATACGAGCCCGGAAATCAATTATGTGGATTATAAAAACCGGGTGACGGGCCAGATTGAAAAAATCCCGCAAGGCATTGACCCCGGGTTTGATTATGACCCCGGCAAAGCGGCGGACCAGTCATACAAGATTTTGGCGAATAAGTTTGAGGCATTGCCTGACGATATCGCATTGCAGTGGATGCGGGAATATGTGCATGGCCCGGCATTCGAGCGGTTTGTTTCAGGCGCTATCAAGGGCGATTTCCCTGTGGCAGTTCTGGATGAAACAGCGAGAGCCGCCATTAAGGCGGAGTCCAAGGTTGTATGGTTTTCAGACGACAGTCTGGCCAAAAATAAGGGAGATCTCCCTGAGCGGAGTAGTGGGCATCCAGAATTAAGCCTTGATGAGTACAGGCTTCTTCCTGATGTCATCGGCAGCCCGGATATGGTGGTCGAAAAACAAGAAACGCGGGAAGTCTTCATCAAAAGGGATGGCAGATATTATCTGGCGGCGCTGAAAACAACCAGAGATAAAAAAGGTTTGTTTTTAGTGTCATTTAGACGGGCATCATTGCAAGACGTGCGCAGGGAGCGGCGAAACGGAAACGTTATTTTTGACAGATTGGAAGAGTAGGCTGCTGGGGGTACTCCCTATAAACCCCACGCGATCCGCCCCGCTAAAGGGACGTTCTACGGCTGGGAGATTCACCGTGTTTCAACAGCCTGGGAAAACAATATAACAGGTAGGATATAAAGTCAATGCCAGAATTTTTAACCCTTATCACCAAAATCAACCGCACCGAAAACGCGGCCCCGGAATGGATGCTGTTGTTTGCCGCGGGCTGGGGCGCGCTTGCGGACGGCACCCGGTATCTGGTGGATGATAAATCCCTTGCCATGATCCAGGCCATTATCGCCGATCGGGGCAACGATATTCATTTTGATTATGAACACGCCTCCCTGGAAAAACAGGCGGCCCCGGCAGCCGGATGGGTCAAGGAACTGAAATGGGAGGACGGCAAGGGCATTCTGGCCAGGGTGGAATGGACGGCAAAAGCGGCCGGATTCATTGCATCAAAAGAATACCGGTATTTTTCGCCCGTGTTTGCCGTCCGCAAATCAGACCTCCGGGTCTGCTACCTGGACAGCGTGGCCCTGACCAACCGGCCCAAAACCACACACCTGCAACCCATTCTTGCCCGGCTGTTTGCCGGGGATGAAAATAACCCAAACCAAAAAGGAGATCCCATGAACAAAGAACAATTGATCGCGGCCCTTGAACTGGCCGCAAATGCAACGGATGCCGACATTCTGGCGGCGGTGGCAAAACTTGGCGTCACGCCCCCGGAGCCCGAGGCCAGGGAGGTGATTCCCAAATCCGTGACCGCGGCCCTGGGCCTGAGCGATACCGACACGGAAACCATGGTTGTCGCCTCCATCCATGCCCTGAACCAGACGGCGAAAAACGGCGTGACCCCGGAGGCCTTCAAGGCGTTGCAGGACAAAATCGCCGACAGGGACGCATCGGATGCCGTAGGGGCAGCCATGACCGCCGGCAAGGTCGCACCCGCCCAGAAGGACTGGGCCATGCAGTACGCCAAGCAGGATCTGGAAGGATTTAAGCTGTATGCCTCCAAAGCCCCCCAGGTGATCCCCGTGGGCGCTCTGGACGTGAAAAAGACGCCGGTGCAGGACAGAGTCATGGATGACGCCGTTCTGCTGGTGGCCGGGATGCTGGATGTGTCGGCGGAGGATTTGAAAAAGTACGGGGAATGAGTTGATTGCCGATTTTTGATTTTTGATTGGTGATTTAAATCGCCAATCATCAATCGCCAATCAAAAATATTCTTAATCAAATGGCTTAACAACCAAAAAGGAGAAATATAAATGCCGGCATTAACTGAAGACAAAGTGCTTCAAAAAAGCGACGGTGTGGAGCTGGATTTTCCGGTGGCCGCTTCGCAGAAGATTTTTGGCGGGGCTATGGTCTGCGTCAACGCGGCAGGGTTCGCGCTGGAAGGATCGGACACAGCAGGCCTGATCTTCCAGGGCATCGCCATGAACCAGGTGGACAATTCAGCCGGGGCCAATGGCGACAAGTCCGTTGTGCTGAGGCGGCGGGGCCTGGTGATGGTGACCATGGGCACGGCCATTACCCAGGCCAACGTGGGGGACAATGTATTTCTGGTGGATGATCAGACCGTTGACCTGACGGCCAACGTCACCAACGCCATCTTTTGCGGCATCATCGCCAAATATGTGTCCAGCACGATAGCCTGGATTGATATTGAGCCGGCCATCCGCCAGGCGGACGTGGCCACCCATATTGCGGACGGCACAGGGGCGCATGCGGCATCGGCCATCAGCTTTGCGGACAGCGGGAACAAGACCAATGCTGCGGAAGTGGATGCGGCCCTGGATGAAATCTATGTCAGCCTCACCTCCGCCCAGGGCATGATCCCGATTCCAATGCCCTATATCACGGATGCAGGCGTGGCCCTGGCGGCGTTTTCCAACGGTGATTCAGCCGTCCCAGGCTATTGCGTGACCGCCAAAGGTCTCGGCATCCGGTGGAATAACCATGGAACCCCCGGCGCTGTGGGAGCGAAAGTCCTTGTTCCCCTGGATGCGGATGTAACGGCCAATATGGTCCTGAATATCCTGGCGGCCAAAGTCGGGGCCACAATCGGCGATGCGGTCAAATTCACGGTGGCGGCCTATAACAACGTGGTGGGGGCTGCTTATGACGCGGACAGTAATTTCGGCGGGGACTCCAGCGCCATGACCGGGGATCTGACCACCAAGTTTGTGCAGAAAGTGACCTTGACCCTGGCCCTTGCCGACCTCCCGGCTGCCGGCAGCGCCATTGAGCTGACCATCAAACCCAAAGACGGCACCCTGGGTACGGATGATGTCATTCTGCTGGGGGCGTATATTACTTACACCAAGAAAATTTTGACGTCGTAACCGTCGCACCCGTAGGCCGGATTAGCCGCTTTTTGGCGTAATCCGGCAATGGCTCAATCGGTGGATTACGCGGTCAATCGGTGGATTACGCTACGCTAATCCACCCTACAAACCTACAAATTAAACAAAAGGAGAACACCCATGCTTGTAAACAAAGCGAATCTGACGGCGGTTTCCATCAGCTTGAAAACCATTTTCAACAAGGCATTTGACGGCGCCCCGTCCGATTGGACCGACACGGCCATGAAGGTTCCGTCCGGATCATCCCAGAACGATTATTCCTGGCTGTCGCGTTTCCCGAAAATGCGCAAATGGCTCGGGGATAAGGTCATCAAAGCCCTGTCCGCGTTCAAATACACCGTGGTCAACGATGATTTCGAGGCCACCGTGGAAGTGGACCGGAACGATATTGAAGACGACCAGATCGGGCTGTATGGACCCCAGGCCCAGGAGGCTGGCTATTCGTCCCGGCAATTGCCGGATGAACTGATTACGGAGCTAAAAGACGGCGCTTTCGCCAACGTGTGTTACGACGGCCAGTATTTTTATGATACCGATCATCCGGTGAAAAACGCCAACGGCATTGTGTCCAGCGTATCAAACAAGGGCACGGCGGCGTTAAGCGCGGCAACCCTGATCCTGGCACAGGCTTCCCTGGGCGCGGCCATCAAGGCCATCATGAATTTTACCGATGACGAAGGCCGGAAACTTGGCCTGGTGCCGGACATGCTGGAAGTGGGGACCGATAATATGGAGGCTGGCGAAATCCTCTGCAATAACCCGAAATTGCAGGATGACACCCCGAATCCCTATTACAAGAAACTGACCCTCAAAATCAATCCGCGCCTGTCCAACTCGGCCCAGTGGATGGTTCACGTCACCAACCGGCCCCTCAAGCCGTTTATCTATCAGGAGCGCAAGGCACCGGTGTTTGTGTCCCAGACGTCCATGGAAGCCGACGATGTGTTCATGCGCAAAAAATACAAATTCGGCGCAGAGGCCAGAGCAGCAGGCGGATATGGGCTGTGGCAGCTTTCTTACGGAAGCACCGGCGGCGCGTAAAGAAAAAGCAAGTTTTAAGTGATTAAGTTTTAAGTGGTTAATCACTTAATCACCTAATCACTTAAAACTTAACACTTAACACTTAACACTTCCAAAGGAGATCCCATGCCCATCACCATCACATCAAAAAAACACCTTTTCCGGCGCTGCGGGATATCCCATCCGGCAGGCCCTATGGACTATCCGGACGGCCACTTTACGGCGGCGGAGCTGGAAACGTTGAAGGCGGAACCGATGCTGACCGTTACCATGCCGGAACCGGAACCAGCACCAGCACGGGAACCCGCTTCGACGATGGAAGCCGAAGCCGCCCCGGAACCCCAGAAAAGAAAAAAACGGTAGGGCCATGCCATGTCATATTGCGATCTGGACGATCTGAAAGACAGAATAGACGAAGAAGAGATCATAAGCCTGACCGATGACGAAAACCTCGGCGCGGTAAACACGAACCGGACGAATGCCGCCATAACGGCGGCGGACGCCCTGATTAACGCCTATTGCGCCAGGCGGTATGACGTGCCCTTTGACCCGGTACCGGAAATCATCACCATGCTGTCCGTGGACATCGCGGTGTACAAGCTGTTTTCCCGCAGGGGCCGGGCCGGGGAAACCGAGCGCAACGCCTATAACGACGCCGTGAAGTTTTTAAAAGACGTGGCGGAGAAGCGGGCCAATATTGACGGCGCGGTGGATGAGCCTGCTGAAAAAGCCTCCCATCCTGCCGTTATCACCACCAGCCCCCGGATTTTTTCCAGAACCAAAATGGAGGGGTTTTAAACATGGCCGGCGCGACCGTATTGTTTTCAGTGAATGACGCTGAATTGAAATCCATGCTGGCAGGGGTGGCCGGCAGGGTTTTGGACTTGACGCCGGCCATGAAAGCCTTTGGCGAGTATATGGTCAAGGCCACGGATGATCGGTTCAGGAACCAGGTGGACCCGAAGGGTGCTGGCTGGAAAAAATTATCCGATGAGACGGTGGAAGAAAAGCAAAAGCACGGCAAGATCATGAAAATCCTTCAGCGGGACGGCTATTTGCGGGTGGTCCACGCGGAAACCGGTAAAGACAGCGTCACCATTTCATCCGACCGGCCTTATGCCGCCATACACCAGAAAGGCGGAAGCATCAACAAAACCGTGTCCGTGCCGGCCCACTGGCGGTTGATGACCCAGGCCTTTGGCAAAAAAATCCCGGCCCGGAGCGTTATGGTGCAGGCCCACAGCATGAATATGAACGTGACCATCCCGAAACGTGAATTTCTCGGCTTTTCCGATGGGGATGTGAATGAATTCACGGAAACCGTAAAGGACTGGCTGATTTTGAGGCGCGCATGAAAACATTGATCCAAAAAATACAGACCGAACTCCAGGCGGAGGTGGATCTGGTCCGGGGCAGGGATGTTTTTTTGTCACCTGATCCGGATCTCATCCCCGAGCATGTCAAACTGCCCTGCATCGGCATCAAGGACGGCCAGGTTACGCGGTCGGAATTGATGGGCGGGTGCACGGAAAAAACACTGCCGGTTTCCGTGATTGTATATGCCCGGCTGCTAAAGGATGAAGAAACGATAGTGACGGTTTTCGACATTGCCGAGGCCGTGGTGGAAGCATTGTCCGATAACCTGTTGGATGGATATGTGCGTGAGATGTCCACGGGGAACGAGTCTCCGATTCAGTTAATGGTGATTAAAGACGGGTTTATTATACGAAAAATGATTATGTGCGAATATACAAAGGAGGACAGACCATAATGCCATACAAATTAAAAGGCGAAAGTTTTGAAATCATGGGCGGCCCGGATGAGGGGAAACAGTTCAAGCGGGGGAGCGTTTATGACGTTGCCCCGGCAGGATATGAAGACCGGTTTGAGGAAATAGCCATTGCCGGATTACGGCAAACAACGCCTAATCCGGCCTACGATGCCGATAAAAGGCTGACGCCTGAACTCCAGGCCATCAAAAAAAAACGCGAACCTGCCCCGGAAATCCCGGCTACGGATGCGGGAGAAAGTAAAACGTTTTAAGTGTTAAGTGATTAAGATTTAAGTTTTAAGTGATTAAGTTTTAAGCAAAAGCTTAACCGCTTCCTCTTAAATCTTAAATCTTAAATCTTAAATCTTAAATCTTAAATCTTAAATCTTCCAAAGGAGATCGATAAATGAGATCCGTCAGAGCCAATTTTAACCAGATAGCCGTTTCCGCCTACGCGAAAGAAACGGCCATCAACACTTACAAAACCCTTGATTTGAGCCTCCTGGCCCAGACCTCGGACCTTGCCCAGAATGATTATATCCGGCAAAACAACGCAGATGAAATGACCGGGCGAGAAGAGCCGGATACCGTGTACGACATGGGGAAAACGTCATCCCTGTCGCTCAATTTCCCGAAAGCACAGCCACAGCATTTTGCGCTGCTGTACGGTTACGCCCTCGGGTCCGTGGCCTCCGCAGCGGCAGGTTCGGGGTATAAAAAAACCATCACGCCATCGACCTATGACCTTGACCGGTTCCGCAGCCTGCCGAGCCTGACGGTGGCCCAGCGGTATGGGAAAACCGTGTTCAAGGAACGGTTTGCGAGCATGTTTGTCGACCAGGTGACATCCAAATTTGCGAAAGGCGATTGGGTGGGTATCAGCGCGCAGCTTAAAGGGACCGGGCGAAGTGAGACTTCCATCACCGAAGAGGTCGTGTCGGCGGCAGAAAACGCCACCACCCTGACCCTGGCGGCAAATGCGGTGGATGGTTCAACGGCGGATGAGCGGCTTGATTCCATTCATCAGATCATGTGCGATCTGTCTACGGCGGCTGATGGATCAAGAATGAAAGAGGTTGCTTTTTCCGCTGTTTCAGCCGCGGAACCAGCCGTTATAACCATCGCAGCCCCCGGCACTGCCGTTACAGTGCGTCCGTATACGATAATTTATGCGGCCAAAGAGCCTGGCTCAGACTGGCGGACATTCCCTGCCCGCGTTTCCCAAACGCCTTTGAAGGTGTCTGGCTTAACTGTGCATGTTGGCGGATGGTACAGCGTCGCTGATGGGTATGTCTTTGGTCCGAGGCTTTTTGGGTGCGAGGTAAATTCTCTGGAACACAACCTGAACAATAATGGCCAGATTGAGTTTTGCGTGGGAAGTTCCGGCGCATATGGCGCACGGTATTTTAAGGAAGGCCGGACACAGAGTTTGAAGCTGGATCGGGAGGCGAGGGATTATGTTCTCCGGGCGCACATTGACGCTGGGCGTTATTTCGCCTGTATGGTTCGGGCCACTGGCGAAGAATATGAGACCGGCCATAACTACGAGATAGAATTGATTTTTCCGAGATGCGCAGTGCTGAATGCCCCGCTGTCTGTCAATGGCAAGCGCCTGGCGGAAGCAGGGGATTTGCAGATTTTGGAAGACATAACCAGCGGCAGCATTATTGTCAATGTCAAGGATTTGGCGGCGACGTATGCGGCGTAAATAAAAGGATTGGCGATTTTCGATTGTTGATTTTTGATTTAAAATCAGAGCGCGTAGCGCATCATTCAATCACAAATCACCAATCGCCAATCATAAATATTAAATATTAAAACCCAAAGGAGACCAAAATGCCCTTCATTTTCACAGATCAACCCAACAAACTGAAATTAAACGATCACCTTTCCAATTCATCCATCGAACTGTTTTACCGCACCCCGTCCGCCAAAGAACAGGCCTCATACGTCAACGGCATGACCCGGCGTGAGCGGAACAAGCTGGTGAACTGCACCGGCGAACAGCGGCAGAAGATGGGCGCTGAAATCCTGACCGGGTTCCGGGAAGGGGATTTTGAAAAGCCCGGCGGCGTGGTGATCAGTTCCGATCCTGCCTCCCCGAATTTCGATAAGGAATGGAAGCAACTGGTTTGCAAATACGCCCCCCATTTGGTTGAAGCCCTGGCCATCCATGCCTTTGAACAGACGGCATCCGTGGATGAGGGCGAAGACCTGGAGGGGGCGTAGGGGCGTATGGCAATACGCCCTTTAACGGCAATACGCCCGAAACCCTTGACGAAATACTCGACCGTGACATTCAGGCCATGAAAAAAGGCGACCTTTGCGGAGACGCGGAGGTCGCCAAGTGCCTGGAAGAATACGACGAACGTGAACTGGCCTGGGCCTGCGCCAATTGCCCGAAATTAAAGGCCGAGGATATCAGCCCCTACACCCGGAAATTGCTGAATATCCGGACGCTTCAGGCCGCAGGCTTTCCGATGGATGCGGATATGCTGAATTATGAAGAATGGCTGGACCTGGGACGGGTGAATCAGATGTTGCAGCCGCCGAGGCTAATGTGAAGCTCTATTTATGATTGGCGATTGAAAAGGATTGGTGATTGTTGATTGGCGATTTGTGATTGAATGATGCGCTTTGCGCTCCTTTTTAAATCAACAATCAACAATCGAAAATCAACAATCCTTATCAATCAACAATAAATAACGAAGAGGTAAATCCCCATGTCCACCAACACCGCCACACTCCAACTAAAAATCAAAGTATCCGATGACGGCACCGTCAAGGTTCTGGAATCCGTGGGCAAAGCCGCCAACAAAGCCGGGGATGAAGGCAAACGCGGGTTTGATAAGATGGGGGCATCGGCAAAAAAAGCCGGTGAAGGTTACGCCATGCTGTTCAGCAGCCTCAAACAGCTTGCCGCCGCCTATGTTGGCGTGCAGACCGCAAAGGCCGTGTTTGAAAAGGGCTTTGCCGCCGTTGATACCTATCAAAAGTCAATTGCCAGCCTCGCGGCGATGGTCACCACGTTCGGCGAGCGTCAAAAGGGCATGGGACTGGAAGATCAATGGAAAGATGCGCTCAAATATGCCACCGCAATGGTCCCTGTTCTGGAAAACATAGCGGCAAAAACGCTTCTATCCGGCGAAGAAACAACCGCCCTTGCAAATGCTTTTGCGCGTTCTGGCGTATTCTTGGAAAGCACAAACCAGGCGCAGATGGAAAGTTTCACCCGCATTTCAAATGCCCTTCCCCTATTGACCGATGGCCAGGAAATCATGCGGCAGATCAACACGGAAATCAGGGCCGTCATGACCGGCTCAAACGAATCAACGTCCATGCTGCTGACCACATTAAAAGCCATTGACCCGCAAATTGAAAAAAACCTCAAGACCTGGCGGACCAGCGACACCGTGCTGGAGAATATCGGCGGTTTGTTGTCCGGATTCGGCCCCGCGACGGCATTGCTTGAAAACCAATGGCAGGCGGTAAAATCCACCATCGACACAACAGCAACACAGGTTCTTCGCGGGCTTATGCAACCGGCTTACAGGAGCATCATCGATAAAACAAAAGAGATGAACGGTTGGCTGATAGAAAACAAAGAAGAGATCGCCGACTGGGGAACGCAAATGCACATGGTGGCCATAAGGGTATCCCAGGAATTCAGAGTTATCGCAATGGGCCTTGATAAAATAGGCGGGTCTTTGACCCAGATGCAAATGCTCCTTTATGGCCCCGGAATGATGCTGGGGGCTGAAAGCAGCACCAAAAGGTTTGATGCGGCGCTGGCTCGGAATCAAGAATATGAAAAAAGGTTTAAAGAGAGTGATGCGGAGGCCGCAGCGCTTGAAAAAAGATATCAAGCCCTTGAATTTTCACTGACTGCTGAAGGGAAAGCGCAGGCGAAAGCCGCAAAAGAAGCGGGGGACGCTATAGCTAAGATTAAAGGAGTTGCCACTGCTACCGGTGAACTCACCAAAGAACAGGAATCCGCCGCCAAAGCCGCCGCAAAGCACTCAGACGCCATCCGCCAGACCATCGACAACCTGAATTTTGAATTGTCCATCCTCGGCAAATCCGAAGCCGAGCAAGCGGCATTAAACGCGGTGCGGTCAGCGGGGGCCGGAGCCACAGACGCGCAAAAAAAGGCTATTTATGGCCTCACGATGCAGCTTGACATGGAAAAGAAGGCTATTGCGGAACGGAATGCGGAATGGGCCAAATATGATGGGTTCATGAGCAATGATGACCAGGCGGCGGCGGTTACGCAACACCATGAAGGCATGATGGACGTGCAAGCTGCCAACCTGAAATCAATGGAAGAATACAACGAGGAATACTCTAAAAATACGTCTGATACTGCCAAAGAAGTCGAAGACACCTGGAAGCACACAGCCGAAAAGATTCAAGACGCCTTTGCAAGCCTGTTTTCTGAAACCATGAAAGGCAACTCAAAAAGTTTTGGCGAGTTCTTTGAGTCCATCGGCAATACCATGATTGACGTGTCTTCTCAAAAGTTCGCTGAAAATTTTCCCAAACTGATTGCGGACATGAAACTCGGTGAGGCACTTGGTGGGCCGCTTGGCAAGGTATTTAAAGACCTTACCGATGGGGTTAATTTTGAGATCAGCAACCTTGTGGCCGTAGCCGCCACCCTTTACAACACAACGAAAATGACGAAAACCCAGGGTGCTATTTCTGGTGGCGCTGCCGGGGCGCAGGCGGGCGCAACAAAAGGGTGGCAGGCGGCAGTCGTGGGCGGCATTCTGGGCGCGGCGGCTGGCTCTATGCTGGGCGACAACGGCCCTTCTTATGGCGAACAGCTCGCCGACTCCATTGACAACCTGATCGAAACCCTCAAGACAAACACCCGGGCCATTGCCGATCAAATCCTGAAAACCGATGAATTGACCCTGGCCCAGGAATCCATGATTAGGGACATCTTTTCCACAAAAATGGAAGGGGTGAACGCTACCCTTGCCGGGGCATTTAAAATCCCGGAGGGGATGAGAAAACGCAGCGACAGCAGCGATATTTACCAGGCCGTGGCCCTTGATTTTGTCTCCTCATTTGTTGACACCATCGCCGGGGAGGACAAGCTGAATATCATGAGCCGCACGGTACTGAAGGACAAAGGCTATACCTCTTATGATTACAGCAAAAGCGAAACCTCTGGCATCATATCCAGCCTGGTCGATGAAATAGGCGTGCCGGATTTTATTTCCCTCATGGCCGAAACGTCCAATGACGCCGGAGCGCTCATTCAGGCATTAATCAAATCCGGCGATATTGCGGCGGAAATTCCTCAGCGGGTACTTGACCACTATTCAGAAGGCACCTCCAGCAAGTCAAAGCGCATTGAGAAAGTCGCGGAAGCCATCTTTGAAACCATGCTGAACGGTATCATGGAGCTGTCCAAAGGCATTGACGCGATGAACATGGCGAGTGATGCGTTTGCAAAGACATGGAAAGATAAAGACCTGACCGCATACGATAAGGATAAGCAGGACTGGGACGAAACCATGAACGTCTTTGCCGGGGAAGGTATGCAAAATTACCTGGCCCAGATCAAGGCCACCCGCGACGCGCTGATGAATATGCCGGATGAAAAACTTGATAAAATGGACGCAGCGGCCCTTGCCGACCACTTTAAAAACATCGACGCACTAAACAAGGTGCTGACCGACTCCACCGGCAAACTGGCGGAAGCCGAACAAACCCGCATCCTTATTGAAAAGCATTATGCCGACCTGAGAGCCGAAACAACGGCGTCTATGGCTTACGAAATGGACGTGGCAGCCGGGAACCTTACGGAACTGGATCAGGCATACAAAGGCATCATGGATAAGGCGGAAAGCTACCGAGTGGAATTGATCGACCAGGGCATGACATACGCGGAAGCCGAGCAGGCTGCCTATGATTGGGCGGTTGCCATGAAAGCGGCGGTCCGTGAGTCAAGAAGCGCGGCCATCCTCGAAAACGCCGGGGACGTTGTATCCACCAGCGGAATGACGGATTTGGAATCCACCCTCTACGGCATCAACAAGGCATATCAGGCGAATTATGAGACCTTAAAAGAAATTGACCCGGCTATGGTTGCCGATGGTTCAACCTTTATGCAGGCCTGGGGCATTGAAATTGAAAACGCCAAAGAATCCGCCTATTCCACCATCATTGATTTTTATGACACGCTCAAAGAACAGGTGTCTGACCTGATCTGGGACTTGCAGGGAGGCTCCCTGGCCCCAGTGCAGAGCATGGAGGCCATGAACGCCCGGTACCAGAACTTGTACCAGGGAGCCATGACATCCGGCGACAGCAACAAGTTTACGTCCTTTGTTTCCGGCGAGTTCGTGGATTTCCTGAAGGGTTACGGCAATTATGCGGATGTGAACAGCAAGATTGTCACGGACCTGACCGCGCTGGAAGCCAAGATCGATTATGACGCCGGGGCATCCATCGGCGATCTGAGTTCTCAGCTCACAACATCCAATACCAGCCTGGCGCAGATATACCAGGAAATGGTGAATCTGAATTCCACCATGAGTCAGATCACGGCGGCGGACGGGTACGCGGGCGGGAATGTCACCGTGCGGGTATATGTGGGCGATAAGGAGTTAAAGGATATCACGGTCCAGACGCTCCGGACCAACCCGGAGGCACAGGCACAGGTGCGGCGCATCGCGGCGGCTGGGTAAAAATATAAAAAGGACCAACTATGGCAGTCAAAACCATGAAAGATTATTTCACCGCCACCAAAGTCGCGGATTATACGGCAGAAACCCTGTCAGTACACCCGTGGTCCGTGCTTCCGGAATTCGGCGATAAAAAACAAGTGGTCCATGAGTTCGATGATGGGTCCGTGGTCGTGGCCCGGATGTCCGATGACACCTATTTTGATGTTGAGCTGCAATTTGACAACCTATCCGAATCCGACGCGGGCGTTATCTTGGATTTATGGCACAATACGTCAAAGGCCAACGGGCGGGCCAAAACGTTTTATTGGGATCACCCGAACGAGACCAATATTTACGTGGCGCGCTTTATGGATGTGGTTAAAAAAACAGCATACAGCAACCGGGGCGGCTTTGTGTCCGTGGATAGCGTGAAACTCCGGATTGAAGGATACAAGGCATAATGAAAGCAACCTGGCTGTTTGAAATCGACGGGACGTATTATTACGGGATGGAGGCGTACACCTACGGCGGCACGGACTACGCGGCCAAGATCATCCCGGAATCGTTTTCCGGCATCCATATGCGGGTTGATATTGTGTCCCGGCTATACGCGCCCAATGAGGCGGAATTTGATATATCAAACGTATCCGGCGCATTAAGCGAGGCCGATTTTCAGGATGTGCGGTGCTGTGTCGGGCTGCTGCTGGACGGGGTGCTTTGCAGGCGCTGGTGTCTCCATATCGAGACCGCCGTGGAAGCTTACGGGAAAATCCATTGCACTTGTGTGGACCCCATCACCCGGTATCTCAAGGGTGATTTCCCGGTCACCCCGGCTGTCTCCGCTAACTTTCCATCTGACGACGCGCCAGAAGATACAGAGGCCCGCGTGCCCATCACCCTGGGGACCGCGTTTATCCCGGTATCCCCGTTTTTGTCCGCAGGTTCCCGGTATTATTGCCTGGGTAAAACCGGGTACACCTACACCGTTAATAAGGTGCGGTCCCCCCGGCAATGGGATTTCGTGAGTGAGTGGGATAATTCATACACTTATACCCAGTCGGACAAGGCGGGCGAGCAAATCACCGTCAAGGCGACCCAAATGACTATCGCGGACAGCGACGGCGATGGGATTGTGGACGCCAACGGGGTATGGATTAAATCCGGGGCCATCTTGCCGCCATTGGTGCAGTTTTCCGGGCCTTACAGTTCGGCCACCGGCCCCGGCTCATGGATATACGCCATTCTGCAATTGTTCGGCGTTGCTTCCGGGTATCTGGATTCCGCGTCTTTCACGGCGGTAAATACAGCGAGATCCGGCGTTTCCTGGGGAGGCGGGTTTTGGAAGCCGGAAAGCAAGGAAAGCATTCTTTCCTCCCTGCTTTCCCAGTGCGACAGCTTCCTGTCAATGGATTTGACGGTCAAAATAAACCCGTTTGTTAAGACGTCCGTGGAAACCTTCACCCGCGCAAAAATCAAAAGCATGTCTTTTTCCCCGGCCCGCATGGGCAGGGCGGAAGTGGACGGCGGAACCATCCGGTTTGCCTGGAACGGGGAGCCACAGGACGAATTGACCGGCGAGGCGGCAGTGGGGCTGTATGGCGCGCAAACGACCATCAATGACCCGTCCGGGGGTGTGTTTGAATACAAATACGGGTATAATAACCAGCACGCCCAGGCCTTCGGCATCCTGTATTTTCAGAAAAAATTTGATCAGAAATATTCGGTCCGGTTCTCCACCGAAATGAGCAAAATTGCGGCCCGCGCAACATTGATTCCCGGCCAGGTGGTGACGGTGTATGAGGCGTTCTCGGGCCTGAAGGTGTACGGCGATTCAAAGCCCGTGGTGATTACATCCATCCATATTAAGCCGGATTTAACGGTGGATATCGACGGCACGGTTTACAATCATCTGGAGCAGTTCTCGGATATTTCAAAGACCGCCATAACGCCGGATTCGTCCCTGGGCTCGGATTTTGAATTTTTGTCTTTAACCAAACTGGTCACGATCTCCGGGGAAACCGTGTTTAAATACGGACCGGGTGAAACCGTGCCGGTCCCCACATCCGTGACCTTAACGGCGGTCCTTTCCGGGGACCTGACCGGGTATCTCTGGCAATACTGGAACGGGACCGCATGGGCGGATCTGGCAGCCCCAAAAACCACAAACACCTACGCGCTGGCATACAACAACGCAGCCTGGGGCACAAACCAGACCCTCCGGGTCAAGTGCCTGTCCGGAACCTATTCCGGAGAAATCACCATCGCCAAAGTGGCGGACGGCGAAACCGGCCAGGTGAATCTGGGCATCCCGCAGATGAATAGAGAGATCAGCGTTTTAGGAGCCGGGTTGTATGGTGTGGCGAGGTTCGGCAATCAAACCTCTATCCGGCTATCTGATCTGGGGTTTGCCGTGGGCGACGAAATCGGGTTTTCCGTGCTGGCCCGGTTCTCCGGGACAAATGCGGCCACAGGACAATGCCTTGTCACATTTTACGGTGATCCGCCCGGTTCGGCCATCACATACACGGCAGGGCCTGCCACCACGATTGCCGTGGGTCAGACAGCCTATGAACGCATCTACCGGACCGCCACCATACCGGCTGGCGCGGTGTACGCCTGGTTCGGGGTCCATTCGGCCACTATCACCGCGGGCGTCACCCTCTACGGCAAACAGGGCATGGTTTTCCGGGGGCATGTCATGCCGGATTATGCGCCCTGCGTGCGGGACGGGATATCCACGGAATACATTTTTAGGCGCATGACCACCAGCGCCACACCATCCCTGACCACCACGGCGGTGCAGACGGATGATTATGTCCCCTCCGGATGGACGGATGATTCGGCGGGGGTGAGCGCCAGTTATCCCTGGGAGTGGATCAGCTCCAGAAACCGGGGGGCCGATGGTTTATGGGGCGTTTTTGCGGCCCCGACATTGTGGTCGGTCTATACCTTTGACGCGATAACGCCGGTGTTTTCCAACCATGCCCATTCGGTCCCGTGCGCGGTTGACGGCACGCCGTCAAGTTATGCCGGGTCAAGGGCCACCCTGCAAATTTATGACGGCACCACCCTTTTGAATTTTCACACTGTGGCTGCTGCTGGGCGCTTCCTGGTTGGCACGCCCACAATCGACCCCGCTGGCGGCATTACAGTTGGCGGGAGAAGCGGCAGCGGGACAACTACTTGCACTATTGCCGATCATTCCGGCATGAGCGCGGCAGTGGATGTGGTGACCATCTCTTATCCCATATCCATCACGAAATTCGATGGGTCAACCGTGGCCCTAACCATCAAGCAAACCATCACCAAAGCCAAAACCGGGGCAACCGGCGCGGATGGGGTTACCGGCGCCGTAGGGCCGGGTGTGGTGTATCGGGGTGAGTATGTGCCAGGCGACGGCAAGGTTTTTTATAACAACGCTGTCAGACGTGACATTGTCAAATATTCCGGGGCCTATTACCTGTATGCCGGCACGGACGCATCCACCCAGCCAACATGGGTCGCGGGAAACTGGGCGGCGTTCGGGGCGACGTTTTCATCAGTGGCCACGGCCATTCTGCTGGCGGAAGATGCGACAGTCCTTAGATGGCTGACCATCGGCAGCGGCGGCGGTATTCGGTCTGATGGGAAAGACACGTATACGGACACCACAGCCGGGTTTTGGCTGGGGTATGATTCCGGGGCCTATAAATTCCATATCGGGGATGCGTCAAGCGCCCTGAAATGGGACGGAAGCAGCCTGACCATAGATATGGCCTCTGGTGCCGGCCTGGTGATTAATTCAGGGGCCGGAATTACGATAAAGGCTGGCGGGGATATAACATTAAACACAACATCGTATCTTGATCAAGGTGTTATAAAGTTTGTTACTCAAAACAGAGTCTTTACACTGGGGCCGAATTGGGCTGATACTGTATCAATAATGCCTGATACGGATAGCACCGGAGCCTTTTATATCGGTGATGCTTCTGTTAGAAGATTTGATAACATAGTTTTGGCAGCGGACACGGTTTTTATGGTTGGAGGTTCTATTGAGGCTCCGGTCGGTTGGGACGGATACGATTTTTATAATACCCTTGGAACAGGCGATCTTGGCAAAAGCACCAATGAATGGCGAGATCTCTTTATGAACGGAAAGATCATCCTCGACGACATCGCAGACCCCGCCGCCGTAACTGGCCGCGCGCTGATTTACGGGTTCCTGAATACCAATGTCGAAGTCCGGGTTCAGGATTCCGCAGGCAATAAAACCACCATTTCACCCCACCATTTTTCCATGTTCACACCGGACGAAGCCTATTTGTTCCCGTGGTCTTATTATAGCGAAAACAGCTTCCTGGGCCGCCGTATCAATGTGGATATGTACGGGGCCATCGCTGCTATTGAGGCGTTGACCGGCAAGAAATTTATTCATATTGAGGAAATGGCGGAGGATGAACTGCTTGATTGGGATACGGAGCAGGCCCGGCAGGCTGATAAACGAAAGGCGCAAATAGCGGAGTTTGACGCGCTGCCAGAAAAAGACAAGGCGCGCGGAAAACGGCCTGAGCCCTTACCTTATGAACCCATGCCGGAATATTTGCAGACACGGATTGACCATAAAAAAAGAGGTAAAAATGGCGCTTAAACGGCAAAAAACCATCCAGGGCGGCATCACCGGCGATTACTGGAAAATCATCCACAGCCGCACCGACCACCTCGGCGGCATCACCAGCGTAATCCTGGGCTTGTATCTGTCCGGAGCCGTGCGGCTGGAGAGGCCGGATGAATATATCTATACGGCAGTAATCCAAATGGCCGGAGAGAACATGGCCAGGGGCGCTATGTACGGCAAAATAAAGGAAAGCCGGAAAGACGCGGACGGCGTTGAGACCAACGAATGGGCAGAAGCTGAAGATGTATAA